CAACTGGTGCTGCTCGCGTTGCAACTGTAATCCAGGCTACAAACGTAGCTCTAGGTAATCCTCTCGTTGTAGGTGTTTGCTTAGGTTCCGCTGAAAGCTCTGGTACTTTAACTGCAGGTTCAAAAATCAATGTAGTAGTCGCTGGCTATGCCGAGACTGCAAACGTTGATGGTGCTGTAGCAGCTGGTTCACCTTTAGTAGTTGATACTACTGCAGGTAGAGCACACGTTGCTGTAACTGGTGATCTAAGCGTTTGCGGTGTTGCTCTAGCAGCAGACGTAGCAAACGTTGCTCCAGTCTGGGTCTACAAGCAGTTCTAAAGTTTTAAATATTTAAAACTAGCCCTGCCTTCACGCTAAGGCAGGGCTTTTACTTTACAATTTCCCTGTATATAGAGAAGGTCATAATGAGCAATTTAACAGCTATAAAAGAAAAAATAAAAAATATTCAAGATTGGGCACCTGCTCTTGCATCATATAATAACCAGTTAGATGAGCTTATTAACGATGCTTATTTTAGCATTTGGACCATGCGCAGATGGGTATTTGGTTTTAAGGAATATTATTTTCGTTTTCATCCAGATATGAAGCCTGATAGAGAAGCCCCTTCAGGTGGTTTACCTCCAACTGCATCTGTTATAAAAGGCTCTAGACAAGTTACCTTTTCTACACCTATGGATAGATTAATCCCAGAAATTTGGGAAGGTCAGCCAATAGAAATTCAGAATTATGAATATACAATTTCTAAAATTGTTTCCAATTCAATACTTCTTTTAGATAAAATATTCCTCGGTGATACAAATGCTACCGACAGCAGCTGGGTAATAAAGAAACGCTGGTATACACTACCAGAAGACTGCATAGAGCTGCTTTCACTTTCGCACAGAGATGTTCCTAATTCTTCTGGTGGTACTGGCAGATTCCCTCCTTACGGAAAAATAATTGGTTTAATGCCAAGGAGAGATGAAGAGCTAGATTTAAGAATGGATTATACAGCTACTTATGCAGAGGCTTATGTATGGTCAGAAGCAAAAAATATTCCTTCTGCTGAAAAATGCGGATTAGTAACCGCTCCAGTAGAAGGTACAGACGGCTTTCCTCTAGGAACTTATTTAGAAGTTTGCTGGGCATTTGAAAAGGATGGTGTTGTTGGTCCTTTATCAAAACCAGAAGTAGCTTATTTTGCTCCAGTACAAGGCTCTACCCATGGATCACTAAATATTTCATTTTTATCTTGGGATGATCAGCTTATTTTTGCAGATACATTCCAAACTAAAGATATATTTCCAACACAGTGGGAAGGATACAGAAAAGTAGTATATTGGAATGCAAACTTCAATAGAGCCACTGGAGAAAGATTAGGCCTTCCTGTTTGGAAGCACTTTAACAATGGTGGAGCTGTAAGAAATACTACAAATTATTTATTACCAGTTGTTGTTCCTGATACATCTTTTGCCGTAACAATTTCATACTTTAACCAAATTGATGCTGGAAATCCTCGCTATCTAGAATACGATGGACAATACCTACAGATAAGGCCTTATCCTCGTGTTGATGCTTGGGATTCAAAGATCCTAGAGCAAGCTCCTAGCGAAGAATATTCAAAAGTAAATTTACAATATTTACGTGAAGGTGTTGCTAGATACTATTACAAGCCAAAAGCTTTAGGTCTACAAACTGACTCGCCTGAGCTACCATATGAGTTCCACCACTTAATTTCTTATAAAGTTTTAGAAACTTTGTTTGACAAGTTAGGCCAGCCAACTCAGGCTTCTTTATACAGAAGCAGATTTGAAAAAGAAATTAAAGGACTAGAAAAGAGATACGTAGATCACGTAGATTCACTGGTACAGCGTGGAGCATTCCAACTTGGTGGCTGGAATGGCTACTCGATGTTTGACCCAGCTTCTCTAAGAAGGATATCTTAAAATGAGCGTAAAATCCTTAAGTTTAAAACTAGCAAAAGCTGGTGGAATTGACCAGGACCTAAAAGCGCCAATAGGAACAGCGGAAGATATTTTTAATTTCCGTGTTGATCCAAGCAGAGGCTGGCTTTGTGATAGAGGCATCGAGCCTTGGATAGCTCCTGGTGCAAGCTTTACTGTTGCAGAAGTAATTCCTGGTCTAATAGATACTTTGCTAGGTGCAAAAGTAGATAGCTTGTTTATATGGACTAAACAAAGCACTGGTCAGACTTATATACTAGCCGAACAGGGAGGATATTTATTTTATATCTGGGGAAATAAAGGCAGCTCTGTAGCTTCAGATTGGCGTAGAAATTATATTATTTTAGATGCAAACAGACACATACCACGTCAAAATGAAGTAGGTACACAGTACATACCATATGGAAATAGGCTTCTAATCATAAATGGTGTTGACAAGCCTATCTGGTTCTACGGTGATACCAGACTTCGTGACTTTTCATTCTTACTACCAACACCTACACCAGATATTTTAGATATAGAGCCAGATTATTTGGGAGGCTCTAATTTACTTTCTGGAACTGCTTTTCCTAACTTTACAACCGCTCCTCTTGGCTTAGGAGATAGAGCCTCTGGAGATAGCTCATTCTATGCTTATAGAATTTCATTTATTACAGATTCTGGTTCTGAATCGCCTCTATCAGCGCCAATTTATGTAAATTGGACAATACCAGATGATACTGCTGCTGAAAAACGTTTTGGAATATTCTTTAACGAATTGCCTATAGGTCCAAAGGGAACTGTAGCTCGCAGAATTTACAGAACAAAAAACCAGCGTTTAGGAGATTCACAGAATGCTGTTGATGGTGTTTTCTACTTTGTTAAGCAGCTAAACGACAATTCTTCTACAGAATTTATAGATATTATTTCTGATACTTCTCTCACCGCACCTGTAGATACAACAGCTTCTACTGTTATCGACACAGCTTACAAATATGGAGCTACTTGGAACGGAAGGCTTTGGCTTGGTGGTGGTTTAACACATCCTACAAAAATAATTTATTCTTTATCAGGATTGCCAGAGCAGTTTTCTATATCAGGATACTTTGATGTTGGTAACGAAAAAGGTGGAGCTATAACAGCTTTATATTCCTACTACAATAATTTACTGGTATTTAGAGAAGCTTCAATCGAAGTCATTCGCTTTAATAATGGAGCTTTTTCTATATCTCAGGTAAGCCCATCGGTAGGAACCAGAGCTTCAAATTCTATTCAGTTAATTCCTTCAATAGGTGTTGTGTTCTTAACCAACGATGGCTTTTACGCTATAACAGGAGGCTTGGACGGTGGCTCTGCTATTTCTGTTACTAAGATTTCTAGCCCTATTTCTAAAGAAGTTGGCTTAATAAGCACTGCGTCTATAGCAAAAGCAGTAAGCGTATATTCAGAAAAAGAAAAAGAATATTGGTGCCATTATCCAACAAAGGGAACTGTAACTCCTAGCCGTGGAGCTGTAATACATACACTTGACACAAGCTGGTCTTTAAGACACGCTGATTCTCCAGAGGATTCTTATTTATTTAATTTTACAGCAATGGCTGCAGATCCAGAAGGAAATATTATTTTAGGTACTGCACCAACTTGGAGACTGCCAAACGGGAATAGCTCTACACCAAGCACAAACACCGCTATAGGGCATTTGGTAGGCTTGCAGGTATGGTCGGGTGCTTCTTACTGGGGCTACGCTTTAACGGCTGCTGTAGGCCAAGGAATCACCTATACTTCAGCAAAGGTCGACCTGCCTCTAAATATATATGAAAGTGGCTGGATAGATTTTGGAAATAATTCTATAAAACATCGTGTATTCTCTGTAGATGTAGAGATAATGTCTTATGGAGACTATGCTATAGATTTAGACTGGGGACAAGACTACAACAGTACCTGGAACAGCGCTCCTTCACAGCAACCAGCAAAATCTGAAATACTATTTACAACTGCAGAGGATCCTGTTTTTGGACCAGCAAATCCTGCTCTAACAAAAGTTCCATTTACCGTTGGTACATCTGCTCTAAAAGAAGGAAGATTAATTCGCATAAGATGGGATGTGCAAACCAGTTTAGTAGATAATTTTAGGTTCCGCTTAAAGTCTGATAAGCCTTTACATCTACTGAGTTACAACTTAATTTACGATAGTGCTGATCAGCTACCTCTAAACCAGCGCGCTAGAGGTACTTCAGGTCAACCCTGGTAGAATGGAGAAATAATGTCAAAAGTTTTCACAGATATCCCGATCCACAATTTGCAGCAGGTTAAGCCTGAATCTTTAAATAGAAACATAGATAAATATTTAGAAGCTTTTAACGGAACTTTAGATGGACATAATTTTCCACTAGAATCTGTAGTTACCACTGATTTCTTTTTACCTAGAGATTCTAATTCTTTGCAGGACACTGCAGCTGGTACTGATGTATTTCAGCGTGGAACTTCTTATTCTACACAGGCATACTATCAAACACGCAGGTCAAGTTCATTTGAACCTACCATAACAGATGTATGGACTCCTTGTTTAACCATAAATTTAGACAACGATTCTTGGTCTAAGGGCTTCAACTTATTGACAGAATTTACAGACTTTGAAGATTTTCCTCTAACTTTTAACGCTATAGAAGGACAGCTTGTAGGATGTGCGACTATCGATTTTGAGCACGGCACACAGGTATTTGAAGTTGTTGTATCTGATGATCCTCCTCTAAGTGGCTCTAGATCTAGAGGCTTTGAATGGTGGAGTGAGTGGGGTGTGTTCGTAAATAACGTTTTAGTTGCAAGATCTGGATTAATTTTTCCAAGAAGACACACCGTCCAAATTCCGTTCACAGTTCCAGTTGGAAGCCAACAGGTAACGATTGACGTTCGCTTTATTACAGTTACCAGTAGAGCACAAGGAAGCCCAACTTTAGAAGTAACTTCTAGTGAATTTAACATATTCTCAGCCGAAATTTGGGTACGTAATCAGATAAGATAAGGAGAAATTATGCCAATAGTAGAGAAGATTCCACTACTGCCCGATCAGGTTCCTTCGGCTGCAGAATTAAACAAAGTTTATGACGATCTAGCTGTCGCGACAACTGCTATTGATGAAGACAACGGTGGATCTAACTGGTTAACATATGCACATCTAATTGATCCAGCTACAAATGAACCTATAAACAAATTATATTTTGCAGCATATAACGGACCTACAGCTGTAAACTACAACAGCACCGTTTTTCAATCAATGGTTTCTAACACTGGAACTATTACAGAGGTAAATTTAGATTACTTCCCAAATGAAACAGAAGTTTTAAGGCTTCATATGTCAGGTTTGGTAGGTGTTCCAACGGTCAACGTAGACTATGATTTCGTTGGAGCTAACTTAGGTAAGCCTAATTACTATGCATTTAGAATAATGGTAACTTATTCAGATTCTGGTGGTCCTGATCAAAACTTTATAGCTGGTTACTGGGGATATTCTTTTACAACAAATGGTTTAAATAGATATGACACTACCAGTGCTCCTACAGGCCCTTCTATTAACTGGCAAACATTTCAGGCTTCCACAATAGTTAAATACAAAGGAACTACTGGTGTTAGACAATATAAAAAAGCAATTTTACAAGTTGCTGTATTTGATAATTCTAACACTTTATCTGTAGTTAGACAAAGCTTGCAAGCCGTAAGAGCGAGGAAATAATGGCGTTTATTAAACCATACACATATGTAGATGGAACTATTCTATCAGCAGACGATCAAGCATCAAATGATGATGCTGTAAAAGATTATTTAAATTCTGGAATAGCTGCTGGAGATTATGCTGGAGAATTTATAGACTTTGATCAAATAGAAGTTGGAGAACTTGAGCCAATTACAGGTGCTTATAGGTTTATGTCTGGTGAAATAT